TGCAGAAACTATGAATAGACAATCACAAACACCAATACAAGCTTATGTAGTTGCACAAAACGTAACAACAGCACAATCATTGAATAGAAACATAGTTAGCAATGCAAGTTTAGGATAGTTATAAGTATCATTAACTAATAAAAACAAACTTAATGTTACTTATTTAAAACAAAATATAAATAATTTAATTTTTAAATATATGGCGTTAGTTTATAGACATCTTAAACCTTCTGGTGAAGTATTTTATATTGGTATAGGTTCATCTAAAAAAAGAGCTTATTCTAAAAGTTGTAGAAATAAACATTGGAAACATACTGCAAATAAATATGGGTATGAAGTTCAAATATTAACTAATAATATTGATATAGAATTTGCAAGAGAAATAGAAGTAAATCTAATTTCATATTATGGAAGAATGGATTTAAAAAAAGGAACTTTAGTAAATAAAACTGATGGTGGTGAAGGTTTTAAAAATATGAGTTTAGATGAAAGACTAAAAAGAAAAGAAAAAATTACTCAATACAATAAAACTACTAAAGATTATTCTTTTACTCAAAATGAAAATTATAAATTAAATATGCGTAATTCTTGTTTAGGTAAAAACAATAAAAAAATAATTGATATAAATACTAAACAAACATTTAATTCATTAAGGGAAGCATCTGAATTAAATAAAATAAATTATACTTTATTAAGTCAAATGATAAATAATAAAATAATAAATAAAACAAATTTAAGATGGCTAAATTAGATACAATAGAATTATTTATTGATGAAGAAAATATTAAGGATGGCATTGATGCAATTAGCTTGGTAAAAATGCCAGCTATTGAAGAAAATTTTGTAGCATTAAATCAACATAGAATTGAATTTAAATCTATTGATGATGACAAAAGAATTATTATTGGATTAGCATTAGTACCTGACAAATTAATATATAGAAGAAATGGTGATTATGAATACAATATAGTTTTCTCAAAAGAAACTGTAAAAAAAGCAGCTGAATTATATTTTAAAAAATTAAAAAATAACAATGCAACTTTAGAGCATCAAGAAAAAACAGATGGTGTAAGTACTATTGAAAGTTGGATAGTTGAAAATCCTAAAATTGATAAATCAGCTTTATATAATTTAAATGCAACAGAAGGGAGTTGGGTTGTTATTATGAAAATTGATAACGATGAAGTTTGGAAAGAAGTTAAAAATGGAACTTATTTAGGTTTAAGTGTGGAAGGATATTTTTCTGATAAACTTGAAATGAGTTCAATTACACAAGAAAGTAAAGATTTAGAATTGATTGAAAAAATAAAACAAATACTAATTAATGTTTAACATATTTAAAATGGGAAAAAACAAATACACAAGTCCAAAAGACGCTAAAAGAGGTTGTTTATGTGATGATAGCACATATTCATCAGAATGTTGTAAAGGTGAATTAATAAATCAAGGTATTGGTTCAACAGTTGCACAAGGTTCAGCAACAGTAACACAAGTTGATGGAGTAAGAACAATGGTTAGAATAAATGGCTAACCAATTTATAAGCAATTTATAACAAATATAAATAGTATTAATTTTTAAATAAAAAATAGATGAACCCAGAAGTAAAAAAGATTGGTAACAAGTTATTTGACAAAGTAGAATTAGCAAGTACAAAAGTAGAATTAGGAATAATTCAAGATATAATTGCTTTATCTAAAGAAGGTCAAGATATGAATACAACTGCTGCATCAATGTTAGATAACGCAAAAGTAAAATATGCTGAATCTTTAAAACCATTACAAGCAGCTAAAAAATTAGCAGATAAAGCTTTAAACGATGCTAAAACATTAGGTATTGAAATTCCATCACAAACTTTAACTGCTTTTGATAGAGTAGATAGTTTTATTGCAAGTACTACTAATGCATTAGCAAAATTAAATCAATTAAAATAATAAATATGAACGTAGTAAATCAAATTAAAGAACTTTTGGGTATGGAAGTAAAACTTGCTCAAATGAAACTAATGGATGGTGTAACTGTTTTAGAAGCAGAAGCATTTGAACCAGAAATGGCAGTCTTTATTGTTAATGGTGAAGATAAAGTACCTATGCCAGTTGGAGAATACTTACTTGAAGATGGTAATGTATTAAAAGTAGAAGTAGAAGGTATTATTTCATCTATTGAAATGCCAGAAGAAGAAGCACCTGAAGTTGAAGTAGAAGTAGAAACTACTAAAAAAGAAGAAGAAATGAATGCTGAAGCAGCTACACCAAAAAGAGTAGTTGAAAGTGTTACTAAAGAAATGTTCTTTTCTGAAATTGAAAAATTAAGAGCAGAAATTGCTGAATTAAAAAGTGTAAAAACTGAAACAGTAGAATTATCAAATGATAAAATTGAAGTTTTATCACACAATCCAGAAGCTACAAGTGAAGTTAAAATGAATTTATATTCACAAAAAAGAAATGCTACAACGCTTGATGTAGTATTAAGTAAATTAAATAAATAATAAAAATAAAAATTAAATAAAAAATGGCTACAACAACAAGTATTACAACAACCTATGCTGGAGAATTTGCTGGTAAGTATATATCTGCTGCATTATTATCTGCTTCTACTATCGAAAATGGTGGTATTGAAGTAAAACCAAACATCAAATACAAAGAAGTTATCAAAAAAATTGCAACTGACGGAATTGTTAAAAATGCAACCTGTGATTTTGATGCTACTTCTACTGTAACATTAACTGAAAGAATTATACAACCAGAAGAATTTCAGGTAAATTTGCAATTATGCAAGAAAGATTTCCGTAGTGATTGGGAAGCCGTTCAAATGGGTTATTCTACATTTGATACTTTGCCACCTGCATTTGCTGATTTCTTATTAGCTCACGTTGCTGCTAAAGTTGCTGAAAAAACAGAACAAAACATTTGGAAAGGTGCTACTGCTACTGCTGGTGAGTTTGATGGATTTGTAACACTTGCTACTGCTGATGCAACTGTTTTAGATGTAGCTTCACCCGCTTCAGGTGGTGTAACTTCTGCTAATGTAATTGCTGAAATGGGGAAAGTAGTGGATTTAATTCCAGCTGCTTTATACGGAAAGGAAGATTTATACTTGTACGTTTCTCAATCAGTTGCTCGTGATTATGTAAGAGCATTAGGTGGATTTGGAGCATCAGGTTTAGGTGCAAATGGTACAAACAATATGGGAACACAATGGTGGAATAACGGAAGTTTATCATTTGACGGAATTAAAATATTTGTTTGTAATGGAATGGCAAACGATTATATGATGGCTGCACAAAAATCTAACTTGTATTTTGGAACTGGTTTATTAGCAGATAGCCAAGAAGTTAAGTTAATTGATTTAGCTGATTTGGATGGTTCACAAAATGTTAGAGTAGTAATGAGATTTACTGCTGGTGTTCAATACGGAATAGGTTCAGAGATTGTACTTTACACTCCTGCAGCATAATCATAAATAAATAAATTCTAAAAGGGTGGTGGAATAAACACCACCTTTTTTTTTAACTTTAAAAAAATATAAATATGGCTTGTGATATTAGTTTAGGTAGATTAGAACCTTGTAAAGATAGTTCAGGAGGTTTAAAAGCAGTTTATTTTGTTAATTGGGGTGATGCTACTGGGTACACTTACGATGGAACAAACACAGATGTTATTGATGCAGTAGCCGGAACACCATCTGCATACAAATATGATTTAAAAGGTACATCATCTTTTACACAAACAATTACATCTTCAAGAGAAAATGGTACTACATTCTTTCAACAAGAATTAGCATTAACTTTAAAAAAATTATCAATAGTTGACCACAAACAAATCAAACTTTTGGCTTATGGTAGACCACAAGTAATTGTTGAAGATAACAATGGTAATTTCTTCTATTGTGGATTAGAACACGGAATGGATGTAACAGGTGGAACTATTGTAACTGGTGCTGCAATGGGTGATTTGAGTGGATATACACTTACACTTACAGGAATGGAGCAAGTACCAGCAAATTTTATTGGAGATACTTTAGCTGGTGCTGGATTTACAGTAGTAGTAGGTTCTTAATAATTGTTTTTTTGTTTTTTAATTAAGGGGTGTTTAGGCATCCCTTTTTTATTTTAAAACAATTTTAACTTACTTTTATTTTTAAATAAAAAGATAATGATAATTTTAAAAGAACAAGTAGAAGAACAATCTTTGAAATTCATTCCAAGACAATACAAAGCAACATCAATAGTTTTGGTAAATGAAATGACAAATGAAAGTACTACTATATCATCTGATTTTTATATAGATGGTTATTATCTATTTACAACTGCTACATTTGATTTAAAAGAAGGTAATTTTTATACTTTATCTATTCTTAATAATAATGATGTAGTTTATAAAGACAAAATATTTTGCACAAATCAAGTTATTGCTGATTTTTCAATTAATGATGGTCAATATGTAGCAAATCAAACAACTAATGATTTTATAGTTTATGAGTAATAATTCAAATATTTCTATTGTAAATTTAAGTGCCTATACATCACCTAAAATACAAGAAAATAAAAAGCAAGGTTACATTGAATATGGTGATGATAACAACTACTTTCAGTTTTTAATTGATAGGTTTTTATATTCAACTACAAATGGTTCTATTATTACAGGTATATCTAATATGATATATGGTAAAGGTTTAGATGCTTTAGATGCATCAAGAAAGCCAAATGAGTATGCACAAATGAAAACCTTATTTAAGCCAGATATGTTGCGTAAAGTATGTTTAGAACGCAAACTAATGGGTATGGCTTCTATGCAAATAGTAAAGCAAAAAAATAAAGTAGTTAAAGTTGAGCATTTTCCAATACATACTTTAAGAGCAGAAAAATGTAATGATAAAGGAGAAATAGAAGGATACTTTTATGCACCAGATTGGAGTAAAGTTAAACCATCAGATGTATTGAAAAGAATACCAGCTTGGGGATTTGGTAATGGTAATGAAATAGAAATTATGGTTATAAAGCCATATTTACCAATATTTCACTATTATACACCTGTTGATTATAATGGTGCTTTAGATTATGCAATGCTTGAAGAAAGTATTTCTGAATATCAAATAAACGATGTAAAGAATGGGTTTAGCGGAACTAAAGTTATCAATTTTAACAATGGTATTCCAACTGAAGAAATGCGTGACCAAATTAAAGCAGATGTTAAAAACAAGCTAACTGGTTCACGAGGTGACAAAGTAATTGTAGCTTTTAATGCTAATGCAGAAAGTAAAACAACAGTTGAAGATATACCATTAAATGATGCACCAGCACACTATGAATATTTAAGTAATGAATGTTTTAATAAGTTAATTGTAGGTCATAGAGTTACTTCACCAATGTTATTAGGAATTAGAAATGGTGATGGTGGTTTAGGTAACAATGCAGATGAAATTAAAACTGCTACTTTGTTATTTGATAATATAGTTATTAAACCTTATCAATATGAAATAATAGAAGCATTAAATGAAATATTATTTTACAATGAAATAAGTTTAAAATTATACTTTAAAACTATTCAACCATTAGAATTTACTGAATTAGACAATGCACAAAATGCTGACCAAGTAAAAGAAGAAACTGGTTTAAGTTCTCACACTTGTTTAAGTTCAGATATTGCTGATGCATTAATTGCTAAAGGTGAACAATTAGGTAATGAATGGACTTTAGTAGATGAAGTAGAAGTTGATTATGACAAAGAAGATGAATACGATGCTGAAATTAACTTTATAAACGAAAACAATAAAAAAAGCAAAAGTGCATTATCTAAATTATGGGAATTTGTTTCAACAGGTACAGCAAGACCAAATGCTAAAAGTCCAGAACAAGATGAAACTATTGATGGTGTACAATTTATTACAAGATATGTTTATAGTGGTAACGCAACAGGACAACGTGAATTTTGCAGTAAAATGATTTCAGCAGATAAAGTATATAGAAAAGAAGATATTATTGCTATGGAAAGTCAAGCAGTAAATGCTGGTTTTGGAAAAGGTGGTTCTGATAATTACTCAATCTGGCTTTACAAAG